TTATCAAAGAGATTTATTATTATCATTAGGAATTGAAGAAATTATTATTGCATTTGATAAACAATATCAAATCGAATTAATAGATGATGAGAATATAGATAGAAATTCAAAAGTATGGAAAGAATATGAAAATTACATAAAAAGATTAATAAAAATATCAGAAATGCTTATGCCATATTGTAATGTATCAATAGTAATATGTTGGGATAAACGCATTGGATATAAGGATTCACCTATAGATTTTGGAAAAGAAATATTTGAAGAATTATATAAAGAAAGATATTACATAGATGATATTGAAGAATTAAGAGAAATGATAATTTAAAAGGAGATGTGTATTATAAAATACAAGGTGCTAAATAAGAATTACGATTTAATTACAGAAGATGAATTATTAGATATATTATTAAAAAACAGAGGTGTTGAAAATCCAAAAGAATTATTAAATATAAATGAATCAGTTTTACATGATGGAATGTTATTTAAAAATATGGATAGAGGATTAAATATGCTTAATTGGCATATTGAAAATAATAGTAAAATACATATTATAGATGATGTAGATGTTGATGGATTAACGTCTGCTGCGGAAATTGATAATTATATATTAAATATAAATCCAAATATAATAATCACTCATTCAATGAACAGCAATAAAATACATGGAATTATAGTAAAAAATCTAGAAGAATATGAATTTGATTTATTAATAGTTCCCGACTCTGGAACATCAGATGTAAGACAATGTAAGAAATTAGTAGAGACTAGAGATGTAGACATATTGATTTTGGATCATCATGAGATAGAAGAAGATAATCCATATGCTGTTGTTATTAATTGTCAAGATGGACAATATCCTAATACTACATTATCTGGTGCAGGAGTTGTTTATAGATTTATTAAAGAATATGATAAGAAATATGGATATAATTTTGCAGATAATTATTTAGATTTAGTAGCAATAGGTATGATAGCAGATTCTATGGATTTGAGAAATTACGAAACAAGGTATTTAGCTATCAAAGGATTAAAGAATATAAATAATAAATTTATGAAACAATTCTTGGTAAAAAATAAAATTATAGATGAAGAAAATATTAATTTTACATTTGTTGGATGGAAGATTGCTCCTTTTATTAACGCAACTACAAGAATAGGGAATACAAAAGAAAGAATGAATTTAATAAATGCTTTTCTAGGAAAAAAAGAAATAAAAGAATATCAACCAAGAAGAAAACATAAAGAAGATCCTAAACCAGAAATTATAATACAAACCTTACAAGAGTGTATGATTCGAGAAACTACTAATATTAAAGCTAGACAAGATAAAATAGTCAAAAAATCAATGGAAGAATTAGCAGAAATAATTGAAACACAAAAATTAAATAATAATAAAGTAATTATAATAAATGCTACAGATATATTAGAAAAATCATTTTCTGGATTAGTTGCAAATAAATTAGCAAATATTTATAAACGTCCAATTATAATTTTAAAACAAATGAAAAAAGATGAATTAAAGTATAAAGAGCAAGAAGTAATATTTGGAGGGAGTTTTAGAAGTTATGATTTGTTTCCTATAATATCTTTTATGGATGTATTAAAAGAAATTGATACTTTCATAATGTTAGGTGGACACCCAAATGCAGGGGGTTTTAAAATCAAAGAAAGTAAAATTCAAGAAACACAAAATAAATTAAATGAAATGTTTAAAAATGTAGATATTGAAGATGTTTACATGGTAGACTATGAAATACCTGTAGGAAAATTAAAAGAAAAACATGTACTTCAAGTTGGTCAATGGGCAAATATATGGGGAAATACATTGAGAAAACCTATTTTTGCAATTACAAACATAGTGTTAAAAGTTGAAGATATTCAATTACTTGGTGAAAAAAGAAATTTAATAAAGTTTGAAAAGATTATTGGTAATAATAAAATTTCATTTATTAAAAAGTTTTCTGGTGAAGATATATATAATAAAATGATTATGAAATCACATAAAGGATTATCTAAATCAAAAACTAATAAAATAAAAATGGACATTATTGGTGAATTTGAAATTAATAAATGGAATAATAATGATTTTCCACAGGTGAATATAATAGATTTTAATGTGGAAAATGCAAAGGAATTTAGATTTTAATTAGTAATAAATAATAATACTAAAAGGAGATATTAAAAATTTGGTATCTAAAAAGGGGATGGGTGCTTTAAATCCATTAGATATAATTAATAAAAGATTTGGGAAATTAGTTGCAGTTGAATTGATACCAGAGGATAAGAGAAAAAATAAAAACAAAAATAGAGAGTGGTTATGTCAATGCGACTGTGGTAATACAGTAGTAGTTGAGCAAAGAAATTTAACAGGTGTAAAATACCAACAGCATAGTTGTGGATGCATAAGAGAAAAAGCACATTTAGTTGCAACAAGTAAAATGCCATTAACAATGGAATATGTTGAGAAATTTAATGATTTTAAGAAATATGCTTTTTTACATAAGACATTTGTTAAATTTAATAAAGATTGTACTGATTTCCAATTTTATAGTGAATTTATGGATAAATTTTATAATGAGAAACAATTTACTGCGGTTTATAATAACTGGAATAATAAGTATAAAACAAATATAAATAATACATTTTATAATTGGTATAAACCATCTTTAGATCATATTTTACCAAAATCTAAAGGTGGTAAGAATGAAGTGTCTAATTATCAGTTCTTAACTGTATTTGAGAATCTTGGAAAAAGAGATATGACTAATGATGAATGGAATATATTTCTTGGGGATACAAATACACAATCTGATTTATTTGTTATTAATATATTAAAGAAAGAAGGGTTGGATATTGTTGCAAGATAGTAATTTTGTACATTTACATGTTCATTCAGAGTATAGCAATATCCGTTTACTTTGATTCAATTAATAAAATTAAAGACATGGTTTTACATGTTAATCAATTAGGTAATCGTGCTATGGCTTTAACAGATCATGAGAATGTCTCAGGACATGTAAAATTTATAAATATAGTTAAAGAATTAAAATCTAAAGAAAAAATACATAAAGAATTTAAACTAATATTAGGAAATGAAATTTATTTAGTTGATGAAGAATTAATGTATGAAGAAATGAAAGAGCAAGGGAAAACGCAGTTTTATCATTTTTTAATTTTAGCAAAAGATAATATTGGTCATGAACAAATTAGAAAATTATCAACTAGAGCATGGAAACGAATGTTTAATTATAAAGGTATAGAAAGAGTACCCACTTATTATAGTGACATAGAAGAAATTGTAAATGAAGATAGGGGACATTTAATTGTGTCCTCTGCATGTCTCGGTGGAATGTTATCATATTTAATTTTAAATTTACTACAAGAAGAAAACGAAGAAAAACAAGAGCAAATAAAAGATGAAATAGATTATTTTATAAATTGGTGTTTAGATTTATTTGGAGAAGATTTTTATATTGAATTACAACCTTCTTTGCAAGATGAGCAAATAGATTTTAACAAAATGGCAGTAAAAATAGCTAAAGCGTATGGAATAAAATGGATAGTGACAACTGATGCACATTATTTAACATCTAAAGATAGAGAAGTGCATAAAGCATTTTTAACTTCAGAAGAAGATTCAAATGGTAATCGTGAAGTAGATATGTTTTATAGCACAACTTATTTCTTTACTATAGATGAAATATTTAAAAATATGGATTATTTAGAAAGTGAAGATATTGAAAAAGCAATATTAAACACTAAAGAAATTACTGATAAAATTGTAGGATATGAATTTTTTGCAGAATCAATTATTCCATTAACAAAATTACCTAATAAATCAGAATGGTATCCAGTTGACAAAAAAATATTAAACAAATATCAATATATAAAAGAACTTTATGAAGATAAGGAAATACAGCATAAATATTTAATTGCTCAAATATTTAAAGGAATAGAAGAAAGAGAAATTAAGAAAGAAAAATTAAATGATGTATTAGAAAGAATTAATATTGAATGTAAAGAAATTATAGGAGCAAGCAAAGTAAAACATCAACCTATGGGAGCTTATTTAGTAACCATGCAAAAAAATATAGATATTATCTGGGAAGAAGCTGAATCATTTGTCGGCCCTGGAAGAGGTTCAGCTAATGGATATATAATTAATTATTTATTAGGTATTACACAAGTAAATCCATTAGAGCAAGGTGTAGAAATGCCACATTGGAGATTTATGAGTGCTGAACGTCCAGATATTTTTGATATTGATATAGATTACAGTTCTCATAAAAAAGATGTAGTAATGGATAAAATAGTGAAGTATTATCAAAGCATAGGTGGAGATGCAATAAGGGTGTGTACCTTTGGAACGGAAACTTCTAAGTCAGCAATTCTTACTGGCTGTAGAGGATTATATATCAACAATGATGTAGCGTTATATTTGAGTTCTTTAGTACCAATAGAAAGAGGAAAAGTGTGGAGTATTCATGATTGTTTCTATGGAGATCCAGACAATGGAAGAAAAGCCGTGACTGAATTTAGAAATATGGTAAGCGAGTATACAGACAAAAATTTACTAAAAATTATACTAGGAATTGAAGGATTAATTAATAAAAGATCAACCCATGCTTGCGGAATTTTAATACTTAATGAACCAATCACAAAACATAATTCAGTAATGAGAAGTCCAAGTGGAGAATTAATATCTGCTTATGAATTGCACGATTCAGAGCAAGTATCAAATCTAAAGTACGATTTTCTAAATACCAAAACAGAATCAATGCTCCAATTGACTATGGAAATGCTAGTAAAAAATAAAAAAATTGAATGGCAAGGATGTTTGAGAAAAACATATAATAAATATCTACATCCAGACGTTATAGATTTTAAATCAAAAGAAATGTGGGATATTTTATGTAAAGGAGAATTGCTTTCTTGTTTCCAATTTGAATCCTCCGTTGGGGAACAGGCAATTAAATTAATTCAACCACAAAACTTAATTGATGCTTCTAATGGAAATACAGTTATGAGATTAATGGTAGAAAGTGGAGAACAACCATTAGAGAAATTTGTTAGATATAAAAATAATATTTCCGAATGGTATAGGGATATGAAAAAATTTGGACTTAACGAAAAACAAATTAATATAATGGAAAAACATTTGTTACAAGATTATGGAGTATGTTCAAGTCAAGAAAAAATGATGTTATTAACTATGGATAAGGACGTTGCTGGATTTGGAGTAATAGAAAGTAACAAATTAAGAAAAGGGGTAGCAAAAAAACAACAGAAATTAATTGATGATGCTAAAACATTGTTTTTTGAATGGGGAGAAAAAGCTAATGCTCCTAAAATTTTATTAGAGTATATTTGGAATGAACAAATAGCATTACAACTTGGATATTCATTTTCAATATTGCATTCTGTCGCTTATACCATTATTCTTATTCAACAATTAAATTTGGTTTACTATTATCCTCCTATTTATTGGAATACAGCAGTATTAATGGTTGAATCAGGAGCAGTTGATAGAGAAACATGTGAAGATTCTGATATCGAAGCAAAAGAAAGAACAACTAATTATGGAGAGATTGCAAAAGCTATAGGCAAATTACAATCTAAAGATATAAATATATCATTACCATATATCAATAAAGCTGAACAAGGATTTTTACCTAATGAAGAAGGTAACGAAATTATATTTGGTTTCAAAGGTATTATGAAGATTAATAATGAAACAGCACAAACCATTATGCAAAATAGACCATATACAAGTTTAAAGGATTTTCATGAGAGATTAGTCTTGGTAAAAAGAGAAGTGATTCTAAAAACTGGTAAAAAACAAATGAAATCTTTAGTAACAGAAGGTCAAACTATTATGTTAATTAAAGCAGGGGCATTCGATAAAATAGAAAATAAATCAAGAGAAAAAATATTAGAAGATTATTTAAGATTATTGAATCCATCTAAAACAAAACTAAATTCTAAAGATATTAGTAAAATAGCTGAATTAGGAATAGTACCATCTAAATTAAAAGAAGAATTAAAATAT